ATATTATGAACCGCAGTCAGATGACATCTCGTCCGACAACACGCTCGCCCCCCTCTATGGGGGGTGAGTCTGGTGTTGCCGGACGGGTGCCGTCTGAGCTTATGTTTGTAAACACGAAGTCTACTACCGGTGGCGTATTCCGGAAAAACGCCAATTTGGGTCACGTGAGGCCCAACTCCTATCAGATTGTATACTCAGGATCTGATGAATATCAACAGGAGCACAAAACTACTGATTCCGGTAGGGACCACAGGTTCGCTATTGATGAGAAAAAGTATCACAACGGAAAGGTAGGACTTAATTTTAAGTGGCATGATGCCACCAAGAAGTCTGAACTTAACGAAGTGTTCTCGGCCCATAGGGCTGAGTTTCTAACTCACATAGCAGAAGATCCTGTGCGATTGCTACTCGAGGCCTTTGGCATCCTATTTAACTGTAAAAAGTTTCTTGAGGATGCTGTTCAGAATCTTACGAAACTGTCCGGCCAAGGGTTGCTAAAGTCCCACCTTAAATTCGCTTTGGCTCAGCCAATGGCGGAGTTGACACGCGGTATTTGCTATGAGCCAGTCAAGCCACCCACAGGGGTGATAGTCGAAGAGGATGGGAAAACCAAACTCTATTTGCTCGACTTATTTGCTTTGAAAGGTTCTGAGCGCCACCGTGTGCTAACGCGATTAACCGAACGCGGTTCTGATGGGGTTGCCCCACTCAGACGAACAACAGTACGGTGCTTTTCCGTTCTTTCTTTAAAGAACCTTGCACCTAAACTGAGCCTCGAAGAGGAGGCCACCGCGGTCGTGGATCACATGGAGCTTTTAACTTCTCCTGTGAATCCGAAGTTGACAAATCGTCAACGCTTATGCTTTGAGGAGATCATAGAACACATCATACCAGGTGTGCACTCACTAAATGATCTTCCTCGCGGGAAACTAACCGATCGAGCTAACTTATTGGAAATGACGGACCCACAGGGGAATTTGTCAAGACGTAAGTTACGCTCGGGGCTAGGTTTCAAGCAAGAAGTGTCGACGATTGGAGATGCGGTTGCCCGTGAAAGGGCTTCCGAGGAAGACTTAGGCCCGTCTTGGGGCAGTGACGTTAAAACGTTCCTGCAACCCGATGGTCTGTTCCGCATGACATACAATCCAAAATTGGGCATAGCCCAGGTTCGCAACCGACCCCTACGAGAGGAGGAGGAGGACGAACTTTTGGATCCGTATATCTTAACTGCGGCTACGGACGAGAACGAGGCTGATGTGGTGGCCCTTTTGGAACCACTAAAAGTCCGAACTATCTCCATTGACTCAGGCATCCTTAGATACCTGGCTAGTAGAATCCAGAAATTTTTGTGGAAGCGTATGTCCGAATCGCCTGTCTTTGGTTTGACCAAAGGACAGACAGTTGAGGAAGCCATTGATGGCCTCTTCGTTCGAAACTTACCTTTCATCTCTGGGGACTATAAGGGAGCCACCGATTCTATCCATTCTAACGCAACTGACTATGCTATAAGTTTAATCTTTAAGCATATCGCCGTGCCCCCGCATCTTGCGAGGCACATGGACGCTATCAGGCGCGATTTGACCAGCGTAATTCTTAACTACGCTAAGGTCTTGGACAGTGATGGTATCCCTTACCTCCTTGAGTTGGAGCGCCGCATCTTCCCTCATGATCAGTACGTATCTTTTACGTATGCTACTGACCGGAAGAACGGCAAATCTCCAACTTTTCACGACGTTTACGATCACTTTGTCTCTCACCACCACGTCGACCCTTGGGTCGACATGTTGAAAGAGGACAAGTTCAAGCAAACTCGGGGGCAGCTCATGGGCAATGTACTCTCTTTTTCTGTACTTTGCATCATAAATCTATGTGCCTTTTGTCACTCATCCCTGAACTATCTCGAAAGAGAGTCCAGGGCCGGGAGGGACATGGGTGGTTCCGATCCTCAGGATCGAGCCACTTGGGATCTGTTAACAAGCTTTTGCGAAGAAATTCCTGACGATGACGAGCCTCAATGGCGGGTCAATACCGGGAAATTCCAGCTTAAGTTCCGCAGCCATAGGCGCCGCGGAGCAATAGACTATGTTAAAGATAGCGACCAAGACGACGTCCTTTTTAGGAACGTTCCGGTTCGCATTAATGGTGACGACATCTTGTTTCAGTCCAACAAACGTTTTTACGACTGTTGGTCCAAGACAATCAAGCTCTATGGGCTTGAAAAGTCGGTGGGAAAGAATTACTTCCATCCTAACTTTTTCACCATCAATTCCCAATTATTTACAATTGACAATCCTAGGTTCTTCTCGTTTGAGCTAACCGGAATGCAAGTCCACAATTCGGACGAGTTCGCCCCTGCAAGGGTTAATGTCGTCTGGTTCTCGGGACTTTCGCCTACATTTCTTCGTAAGCGATCCGATTTTAAAGCTCTAACAGGAAAGGCATCTTCAGCCTACCAGGATACCCGTCAGTTCCTACCTCAAGTGCAGAAAGCCTTCTTGAGCTCGATTGATAACAAAGCAAAGATCGACCAGTTTAACACGTTGTGGCTTAAAAGCAACGACGATTATGTTACTGCGTTCGACTCCGCTAAGTTTTCAGTTTCTCGTTCCCTGCCCACCCAATTGGGTGGCTTGGGACTCACTCTTCCTTATGAGGAGAACTTGACCTATTCACAAAAAGTCCTTGCTGGACGGCTTGCTTTAGATCCAAGTTTCTCTAGGAAGCTCGGTGAAACTCCGTATATCAAAATCCTCATGAAGCGCCTTCGGCGCTACATTGAGACTAGATTTACCATAGTTGAGTTACCGATCGACGAGATCGCTGAAGTGGGGGACCATTCATTTTGGTCCCCCTCCGGTGCCGACGCCCCCTTGGGCTATCGGGTTCTACCGTTCACTGACATGATACTGAAGTTAGCGCCTTTGGTTTTCCCCCTATGGAGAGAACCACCGCCTGATAATGTTGACTTCAAGAGACAGGAACTGTCCTATGTGACAGACAAGGCCTTTTCATGGGCCCTGAAATGTCGCAAAGGACTTAGGGATCAGCTTGTAAAAGAACAAACCCTCCCCCGAGCAACTTCACTATATATCAAGATTGTTGACTTTGACTTAGATCCCCAGGATCCAGCCGCTATGGCCCTTATCTCTCAGTTCCGCGAAACGGAAGAGGACGCACACAAAAGTGTGATCAAGGGTTTGTACGACCTCTCCATAGAGGACGCACAGCAGCCACAACCCGGTTATGAACACGATTACTTCTCCGATCTCGAAAGAGAGGAGGATCGCGAGCTAACCGAGCGTGACTAGTGTCAAGCAACTATTGATTAATTAATCGCTCTGCAGTTATATTCGAGACTGCCGACTCTGTACAAATTTTTCACCATTAC